GACGTGCGCGAGTTGCTCGAGGTGCAGATGGCCCGGCTGGCCGCGCGCGCGGCCACTCCCACCGGGATAGCCCGGCTGCGGGCCATCTGGTTCGAGGGGAAGAGCGCCGTTGCGTCCGGGGAGACCGATCGCGTCGTGGCCGCCAACAATGAGTTCCACGCCGAGCTCGCCCGGGTGGCCGGCAACACCGTGCTGGCCGACCTGGCCCGCATCGTCAGCCGCCGGGTCCGCTGGTACTACCGGCAGGTTGCGCCGCTGCGCGGTCAGGAGTCGTGGGCGGAGCACCGGGTCCGGGGCCGCCCGGCCCGGGAGGTCCGGCAGCGCCCATTGCGCTCGGTGGAGGAGGCATCGGGCCGCCGGGACCGGAGGGAGGACCGCCAGCCGCGCCGCCGCCCGCGAGCTTGCTCACAAGCTGGCGGGCCATCATCTGCGCGATCGCTGGATTCGCTGTCCCCATCTACTGCTTGTCCGACCAATACGGCATGTCGCCGCCTTCAGGGATCAGGCCAAGAGGATCTTTGGGCATGGCCACCGGGTTGTTGTTCACGTCAGGACCGGGCTCGTTACCCACGCGACCAACCGTGAGCGGGCTCTTCAAAATTTCCCGGTTGAATGTGTTGCCCATCGACTCTTTGATCTTTGCCATCGTACTGCTCCTTTGGTGCCGAATTGAATAGCGTTGATGCCCTGAACCCGCCGCGCCTACTTCCGCTTGCCGACGCGCCGGTCCACTCTCTTGGTCATATTGCAAATCTTGCTGCTCATTCGCATTGCCATCAGACTATCCTTCCCTGATCGAATTGGGACTCAGGCCAGGGCATTGCTGCCCCGGCCCGCATCCTGTCTTGCGCATCGAACGCTTTCGGCGGAGAGGAGCGAGGTCTAGTCCCCCACCAGTTCCCACCTGCCAAACCGCCGAACTACTTGCGAGCGGCGGTGCGCCGACGCCGGGTGGATCGTCTTCCTCCACGAGAAGCCATCTGCGTACCTCCTTCGCTTCCATCGGCCGCAGGGTAAGCCGGTCAGGCGGCGGGTTGCGCCAGGCTGATCCGAACTACCGAGGGCCAGCTAAGGAGACGGGCGCGAAGGCCAGCAGCATCGTCTCCGGGATGAGTCAGGACCGCTTGGAACTCCGGGAATGCGAGTTCTTAGAGATCCGGGCACGCATGTCGCGCAGGAACTTCCGCGGTTGGCCAAAGTCTTTAACGACGCGGGGATCAGATTTCGAGGGGGTTCCGGCCATAAAGACTCAGGCTCCTTTCAGGAGAGTTCGAGTGCGACGACTATGGGGCGCGGAAAAACTACTTCCGTTTCTTTTCGCGCTTTTCACGACGCCTTGCCATGATGTTCTCCTTTTCGCACAGGCCGAAGCTGGGGTGCGATTAGGGACATGGTAGGGTGGGATGGAAGCCGACGCAAGTTTAAGGGACAACACTAATTGTCTAAAGAGCAAGAGACTAAAGGACGTTTTGAATAAACACGCGCCCGGAATGCAGCCGGCCGTGCCTGAATCGCATGGTAGGGATGCCGAATTCAGCCAGGGTATCGTTACGAATCCACTTGTAGACTGTATCTGGTTCGCGGCCCATCATGCGGCTAAATTCCTGCACAGTCAGCCAATGCGCGCGCCAATTGTGGACAGGCACGGAGCGGGCGGAAGATGAACGATCCGTCGATTCGACTATAACCACAGCCTTCATTTCCGTCTCCTGTTTCCTCATTTACGCCCGCTCCGAACCTTTGCAAGCGCTGCCAGGGCCTGCGACGTCTGCTGCTCGGTTGCGATTCCTTCAGGATCAGGATAGCCCAAAGTCCGCAGCCCTCGCTCAGGGCCAACCACGCCGGCCTTCATCAGATCTGGAGTAATCTTTCGAACAACTGCTTCAGACAGCGGCCGCACGCTGGCCTCATCAAGCGCCACGTCGTAGGTCATCGGATCTACCTGGCCGTTCCATGAAGCCAGGGTAATTCCTTCCGGGCCCCGATACGGCAAAGTCGTTTTAGTTTGGTACTTGCACATCGTGTCGAAGAAAAATTCCCCGATCATCTGCGCTGTCTCGCTCAAGAACCTCCCGGCGAGTTGCAACAAACCGGAAGATTGCAACACAGCAGAATCGAAAAGATCTGTCGACACATTGCCGGCTCCGGGGTCGCCCTGGCGCGAAGCTGAGAATCCGAGCACATCATTCTGGAGAGAAAGCAGCTTCTGCGGGGCCTCGAGCATGGCGCCGGATGCGGCGTTGGGCGTAACCACCTGCGGAACCTTCGTCCCCGGTTTGATCATGCAAACTTCGCCGGGCAGACCGCCAAATCCATCAAGATCGATTCCTGTGTTTTCGTCAATGAACCAGACACCATTGTTCAAGCGAAGCCCGTTTTCAAAAATTTGTGTGTAAAACCGCTGGGCCAAACGCTGAATGTTCTCAGTCATGCGCGTGACGGGGATTCCCCAGGGGCCAAAGAGGGGAGGCAAAACATAGTTTGGAAAGAGTGGAAACCGGGGCGCAGTGATGTCACGCCGCGGCGGATAAGGGTTATCACCATCCTGAAGCACAACGCCTTCACACTCGACAATCCAGCGGCCATTTGGATACTTGAGCCGAACTTCGGGATCGATCAAAGAAGTCGTCGGAACATCAGGCTTCTCAACCGCCTGCCGGGTGTAGTCACGACAGAAACAATGGTTGACAAGAACACGCCATTCGGAACTCTGCGTCTTAGCGTTCTGCCCCGGTGTACCAGGCATCGTCGACATCGGTCCAGGGGGCTGCGAGATCCCGTAACCTGAATCGCCGGAGAATGGCTGAAACCCGCCCGATGTATGTCGCGGCTTGATCGCACGCGAAGTCTCCGGCCACTTCAGCCGCACATCCTCGAGATTCATCCATGTACCCCAACCCGAAAAAGAGGGGTTCCAAGTGTAATCGGTACCGGGGTCGAAGAAAACCAGGCGGGGATCAATCGAGCGCGCCCACATGCCGCCGCGAGCACGGGAGAGGTCCGGATCAAAACCGGAGACGATCCAGCCGGCGCCGCAGTAGCGAGCTGTGAGCCCTGCCATCAGCAGGTGAAGATTCATTTTCGAGATTTGCCACTGGGCCTGAAGCGAAACCTCGCGCGCGTGATCGCGAGCCGAAGACGGCGGAGCGGTAGCAGATTCAGGGGAAGAATCCTGGGATAAAGTGCCATAAGAAGGGTCACCAGCGCCGGCTGATGGAAAAACGTACATCATCGGAGAAAGGCTTGAAACCTGATTTGATTCCTCAAGCATGATGCGCTGCAGCATTGGAATCGAGAGGGAAGGCCGATAAACCGGCCCTGGGACCATGGCGTCGGATAAGTTGTATAAATCTTCTGCGGCTTTAGCAAAATTCTCACCCAACGCTTTGTTACGCGCAGAATCGGAACTTTCGCGCCATTGGGTAATGTGCCGAGCCCTCGGATCAATAGACTCTTGAACCTGAGACTTCCGCGCCGCGCCGATGAACACGAGGTTGCTGATAACAAACTCCTCTAGCTACGTGAACGTGTGCGACGCCGAGTAGCGCGTTTGCTTTTCTTGCCACCTTCGCCGATCGATGGAAACTTACGATGGACAACAGCACGAACCTGGGATTCGACTGCTCCACCTTTATGCGCTGCGCGACTAAGAGCCGCTCGCGCATGACCGAGATCTTCAATCGGAAAAGATCGACCAGGGCCAGCGAAATCTCTTGTCGGCAATCTCTTCCGCTGCTTAGCTGTGAGTTTAGCCATCGAATCTCTCTCCTATCGTAGCACTTATGTTCGTTTTCGAGCACGCCGAGACTGCGCCTTCTTCACCACAGCATTCGCACCACGGATCGCACGGGCATCGTCGCCGGTTCTTTTGAGAATAGAATTCGCAGTATCCCGCCATTGCCTTTTGCGCTTGGACGACTTCACACCTTTGTTATGCCGGGAAACATCGCGCGCCGTCCAGGGCATCGACGCTACCTCCGACCAGAGGCACGAGGGCGACGGCGCCGGGCGCGATCACGCGATGGATGGGCCGCGGCGGAATGCATTGCGTGCTCCGTGATGGCACCGGAAGGTGCGCCGTCGCTGGGACGGGAAGATTTCTTTTTGGACTTGGATCGGCTGCTACCGCCGAGCGCCGACTTCGCATGGCCTAACGCTTCGTCAGTAGTCATGGCCAGGCGACGAATCGTTCTACCGGATTCATCTTTTTTGGTACCACGCTGGTGATGACGAACGATGAACCCGTTGTCCGCCGGCTCAATCGTCACCTCAGGAGGGGTATCTGGAGAGTCGTCCATCATGCGCGTCTACTCTCTTTCTTCTTCCCGCGGCGCACCGAAGAAGAAACCCGGTGAGGCGTGTCACAGGGAACGCCGCCGGATCGGCCGGAGGGCCGGGCCTCGGGCGATCGATACTGCTTGCGTGGGTTCTCGGGGAGATCAGAAGAAAAAGCCGCCGGAGCGGTAGTCTGGTACTTGGCGCGGGCGTTATCAGCCATGGCGGGAGTCTCCTGCCTCCGTCAAAACGGTGCTGGAAGGAAGGATAGCGGAAAGCGTGAAGAGCGAGGGGAGAACGGCACAACACTAATCAGAAAGAACTGCTGGTGCAGACTCGATCGTTTCGTCTTCCTCCGCGTCCTCATCGACAGGCTGATTGTTTGCATCTATCGTTTCATCCACCTTCGGCCCTTTCAAACTCTCGATCTCAACCGCGTCCATCCGCAGCCAGCGACCCAGGATCGTCGCTGGCGTCTCCGTCGACTCGGCCTCGGTCTCTTTGGTGTACTGCTCGAGGCCGGTGATGACCGTCGTGACCTCTTTGAGATCAATCGCGCCGCCCATGATCAGAGTGTCGAGGTTCGCCATCAAGTCACGACGATAGTCGGCGTAGGCTGCAGTCTTCGACTTTTTGCGGTTCCGATTGAATCGCTCGCCGATCTCGCGGAAGAGGCGCCGGGCGTCGGCGCGTTCGGTCTCAGTAGGGACGTATTTGGGGCTGGATTTGTCAGAGAGGCTGGCGCCACCGGCCGGAGCTTGCTTTTCTGTTTTGCCTGGCTTGGTTGCGGCTGCGGCGGCAGCCTTCTTTCCGCTGCCTGGGGGGCGGCCCCGTCGGCGAATCCCCCCTCCGTCTGCGCCCGCTGCCGCGGGCTCGGCTGGCCGGTTGGTTGCGGGGCCTCCTGTCCCGGCTTGCTGAATGGCAATACCCCGTCCCTGAGCGTCGTCTGCGCGCGCAGGAGGCGCTGCTGCCTGGTCTGTCCCTGAGCCCGTTGGTTGAACAACGCTTCGAGGCGATCGTCCGTCAGGACGGTGTGGCGCGAACGCACGGGTTCCTGGGAAGCCGGGGTCTCCGGTAGCTGCTGGCTTGGGAGTAGCTCGGAAAGTGGCCCGGAGGTTGCGGGTGCGGGGCTTAGTAGAGTCGCTAGATACTGCGCGAACGCTCTCGCTGCTTCCGGTGTCGGAAAGGAAAGCAGCAATTGATTCTCTCGTTGCTCGATCATCGGTCATCTCAAATCCAGGCAAGCCGATCCGGCTTATTCTTTTTCTTGTTATACATCTCCAGCTTCTTCAAGTGGTCGTTCCCAGTTGTGATCAAGCAACCGAGGCCCGTGACGCTGGGATCTTTCTGCCAGGATGGCATCTGACCACGGGTGTTCTCGAAGCCGGAGTTTTCGAGTTCTTCTTTGGTCATCATGATATTCTTGCTGGCACGAGACTGGCACGCAGTTGGATGGTTTTGTTCGAGTGCTATCCATCCAAGAAATCCGGCCATCAAAACATCGTCGTGACCCACCGCAACTGTCCAACGAAAATTCATCTCCAACTTAGCTTTTTTCATTTGATCGATAAACACACGATCCTTTGGTACAACACGCTTATTGTGTAGCGCGGTACGAAACAAAGCGAACATCATTCGTCGATAACGATCCGATGTCTCAAACCCATAAGCCATCCCTTGTTTCGACATTTCAACTTTATCGTCACGACCTTTCCAACGATATTGAGTTGGGTAAAATAGCTGATCACGCAACGTGCGCATCACAATGTAACCGAGATTGCCGCTCAGCTCAACATTGATCATGGCGCCATTGAAATAGTAGCCCAAAGCCGCAACTACAGGAGATAGCTCCTCGGGCGATACTCGTGACATATATCGAGCGGCTAAATGCCCAGTCTCCGCGTTCCAACACACCATCGCACTGTAGTCGCCAGGCGCCATCGTGTTCTCTTCACCACGGGCAGTGTCTACGCCAATAAAATAATGATGTCCCTTTTGCGGAATCTCATAAAGAACCAAAGGACCATCTGTTCCTTTTTGAATTTCACCGCGTTTATTATCGGAAGAAAGAACACACCGACCCTGCCACGGAGGAATCTTGACGACTGAATTATCTGCAAACTGCATTTCTTCAATCGTGAAAGCCGGATTTCCAGTTGCTATAAAAGCCTCTTCTGGAGTTCCAGGAAATTCTGCTCTCCATCTTTCAATGATGCCTTCACACCGAGTAGCAAGAGTGTCTCGAAACCAAGCAATCTGCCCTTTGCTGATGCGAACCTTCTTACCTGTTTTCCAGTGTTTGATATCATTCATCAAAAACTTTTCATACTCATCGCGCGGAGCGTCCTTAGCGAATTCGTCAGGTAACACGTAAGAATCGTCGCCCCACCACGGTAAGAAGATCGGCAAGAATTCATTCTCGCCCGACAATGCCCCCTCCCAGTATTGGTAATACGCCTCGCCAGGGCCTTCCATACCGTTAGCAGTGGACTCGATCAAACAGATATTATTCGGATCGGAAGATAGCGTATTCATCAATGAAGTAAAAACGCCAGGCTGGGGATAAAACGCCGCTTCGGTCATGTGCAAAAAAGAAGAAGTTAAACCGCGAGCGCCTTCAACAGTCGCAGCAGTATGGTGTGTGTAAATAGAATCCGGACCGTCCGAATGCGGCCACGTGAGAATCATTTTAGTTGGCTTTGGCGCTGCCGGATACAAGTCACGACAATCGTTGTAAAAACCACAAGCCATCTTAAAATTCTCAGCAGCCACGTTAGCCTTTTGCGCAACACAACGCGCAAGCGCACCAGGATGAGCGATGCAATGCGCCTGCCCCAGACCAGTAGAAAGTAAAGA